TCTTTTCACTGTACTTTGTTCTTTCTGGTTTATTCTTTATCTCACCAAGTCCGCACAAAAGGAGAGAGATGCTTGGCAAAAGAGAGATGAAGATAGTGACCAGAGAATACTTAATCTTGCAACGGCAAGTTCAGACGCTTTGCTCCAGGTTAAGGTTGCACTTGAGGCAAACACTCAAGCGATGCGTGAATTTATAAGATACAGAAATAACTAGTGGGCGCAAACGGAAAGATTCAAATTTACAGATTTTGGGGCAGGTTAATACTTGCCTTGTTTATCTTAATTATTTATGCAGGAACGATCTACTCACTGCTTTACCACGTTGAAGGGTTAGATGATAAAAGTGCATCATTATCTCAAGTTATGGTAGGAGCACTAACAGTGGTTTTGTCCCAAATAGGACAATATATGTGGGGCAGTGATAAGTCAGACGAACTAAAGGAGACAACAATTAAACAGGAGGAAAGTAATGCTGGAAGTCATGCTGTTGAATACGATTAAAAGCCTTGTAGTAAGCAAGGCACAAAACCTTGTTACAGATCATGTAGAAAAGGCACTAAAAGATAACTTTAACGAAGAGCAACTTCATGCCTTGGATGCAGTTGTTGATGCAATGCCAGAGAATTCTTTCAAGAATGTGAAGGAATTGTTTGGATGAAGATAAGTAAAAATTTCACCTTAAAGGAACTTACAAAAAGTTCAACAGGTGAGAGACTTGGTATAGATAACTCAGTTAAGGATCAACAAACTCTTGTCAACCTATGTGCACTGACACACAACATTCTCCAGAAAGTAAGAGACACTCACGGTAGAACAACTGTTAATTCTTCTTATCGTTGCCTTGACTTAAATCGTGCAATTAAATCTTCAGATAAGAGTCAGCATGTTAAAGGTGAAGCTGCAGACATTGAGTGTCCTGCAATTGACAATTATGACTTAGCGTGGTGGATTGCTTCACACCTTGATTTTGATATGGTCCTCTTAGAATTCTATACCAAGGGTGTCCCAGATTCAGGTTGGGTTCATGTCTCTTACAAGGTAGACGGTACAAACAGGAACAAGCAACTTACCGCATTAAAGGTAAAAGGTAAAACAGTTTATAAGGAAGGTCTAATTAGTTAATGCTAGTAGAACTTAAAGTACAACCAGGAGTTTATCGCAACGGATCTGTCCGAGAAGCAAAGGGCAGGTACTATGACGCCAACTTGGTAAGGTGGAAGAACGGCAAGATGAAGCCTATCGGAGGTTGGGAAAAGACAACTCCTACTGCACTAACAGGTAAGGGAAGAACTATGCTCCCCTTCAGGGATAATGCAGGTTTTTCTTATATTGCTGTTGGGACTTCTTCTGCTCTTTATATTTACACAGGAAAGACAAGCACCCCTACTGATATTTCTCCTAGCACCCTTGTCACAGGTAATGAAAGTTCTGCAGTTGGGACAGGATTCGGAAGCGGACCTTTCAACGGAACAACTGTATATAAAAGCTATACTGCTTCAACTATTTCTGCGTCTACTACTGATGACAGTTTTAATGACAGTGCTGACGGGTTCTCTACTACAGATTTTAAAGTTAATGACTTGATTCAGGTTAGTGGGTTTACTGGAGCATATACAGGTAATAATAAGACCTATGCTAACTCACACAAGATAACTGCTATAACTGCTTCAAAGATCACAGTAGCAGGATCAAACTTAACTGATGCAACCGCAGCCCAAGCAGGTGAAATAACAATCTCAAAAGCCCGGAATTTTGGAGAAGATTATTCAGGAACAAGTCTTGTCTCTTCAGCAAATGTCTGGTCCTTCGATATGTGGGGGGAGATGCTGATAGCGTGTTCCGATGCAGACGGTAAAATATATTATTGGAATCCTTCAGCAAACGATCCTCTAACTGTTGATGCTGCCTTAGTTAATACTTATGCTCCAACTTCAAATACTTCTATCTTAGTTTCAAGAGAGAGACACTTGATTGCATTTGGCGCAGGAGGTAATCCAAAAAAGATCCAGTGGTGCACTTCAGAAAACTTTTCACTTGCCACAAACAACACAACTAATGCTTGGACACCTACAGTAACAAACGATGCAGGATCTTTTGAGATAGACACAACCGGGAAGATTAAGTCTGCAATAAAAGTTGCAGACATTATTCTTGTGAATACAGATATTGATTGTCATGAGATGCGCTATGTTTCTGCTCCTTATATTTATTCAAGGAGGAAGATTGCAGGATCTTGCGGAATTATATCAAGACAGGCAATAGCAGCAGTAACAGGTTTAGCTGCGTGGATGTCTTATGACGGTACATTCTTTATTTATGACGGTAGTGTGAGATCATTACCTTGTGACGTTTCAAAGCATATCTCAGATGATATGAATGTTGTGCAGAGTGATGTCTTTTATGCGTCTGCAAATTCGCTTAATAATGAAATCTGGTGGTTCTATGTATCTGCGTCAGGTTCAGACATAGACAGATATGTGATCTGGAACTATTCAGAAAACTGGTGGAGCATTGGGCAGCTTGAGCGCACAGCATTTTCTGACATTGGAGTATTTAAGAATCCTTTGGGGGTAAGCACAAACGGATTTATTTATGAGCATGAGAAGTCAAGAACAGGAAGTTCAACCAGAGGAGCAGGTGTTCAAGATCCTGCAACGTTGACTTTGTTGTCCCAGAATGACAGGACACTTTCCTTTGGGCTTGATTCCTCTTCTTCAAATGAAATGTGCTATGCCGAGACAGGTGCGTTTGAGGTTGGGATAGGTGAAAGGTTTGCAAATGTGAAGACTATGATCACAGATACTGTTGCAGGAGATAATGCGATCTCCTTTAAGGTCTACTCTGCACTGAATTCTGATTCTGACGAGACTGTATCAAGCAGCTACGCTATAGGTACAGACGGTTATACTCACTTGAGGGAAACAGGGAGACACTTGCGTTTGAAGATTCAAGCACCCTTTGATCAAGACTTTGAAATTGGACCTATGAGAGCACAGGTTTCAGCAGGGGCACGAAGATGAGGTATATCCCACTTGCTCCTGAAGAATATGATCAAAGATACCAGACTGAGCTTAACACAATTATCACTGAGCTTGATGCCAGTATGCTGAAACTAGACTCAGTTAATTATCTGTCTTCAAAGACTGACAGCAGCGGGGATATAGAACAAACAGGGGGACTTGTGTTGCAGTCTCCTGACGGAACATTTTACAAGTTACAGGTGGCTAACGGAGGAACGTTATCAGCATCTGCTGTAACAACAGATCAAACCTCTAATCCTTATGTCGAATAGGTGGGAGACAGAACTTAAACGCTGCAAAAGATTTCTACTCCCGGTTTTTAAAAAGTTTGATACTTACAACTGGAGTGATGTCGTTGAGAATGTCAGACAGGGACGTTGGTTTCTATTAGCACTCCCTAACTCGGCACTGCTGATTGAGTTTTTACAGTATCCAAAAAAGAGGGTTCTTTATGTCCTCGCAGCAGGTGGAAAGCTTGAGGAAATTCTTAAGACCGAAAATGATGTAATATCAATCGCAAAAGAAATGAACTGTTCAAGCATAGAAGTCCGGGGGAGATTAGGTTTCGAAAAAATAGCAAAGCAATTCAAGGGGTGGAAAAAACAATATACTGTGATTAGCAAGGAGTTAATATGAGAGAATTTGAACTGGAAGCTTTTTCTGCAGAAGAAGATATTCTGAATAAAGGACTTGGCAGGAATAAACCTAACATATCTGTGCCTTCATTTGGAGGGGGTAACTCTAATTGGGGGATTCCAATTTCAATAGGAGGAACTTCCTTAGATCCTAGTACAGATCACAGTATTTGGAATGCTTCAACTTGGTCTGATTCTCTTGGCTTTGGAGGTGGAGATTCTGGAGACGGTGGAGGAGTTGAAGAGTCTGGAGGTCTGAGCGAAGAAGACCTTGAAATGAAGAGGAGGTTATACGGTAAGCTTGAGGGGTTAATAGATAGACCTTACAACCCTTACACTGGGGACATGTATACAGATCGTTCTCCTGAAGAACTTGCCCTGTTGAAAGAAATGCAGGGGGGTGCAGATTTTGATACAGCAAGAACAAATTTAGGATTCACTTCAGACGTTTACAAAGACGCAGCAGGATATGACGTAGACAGGCTTAGTGCAGATGCTGGCCGACTAATGGACGAGGGATCAGTTTATAGGGATAAAGTTGCAGACACCACGATGCGTCAAATGAATGAAGCTGCAACAATGTCAGGTATGATCAACCGGGGGCATCAGGTTGGAGGTGGGACAGCTTTTGGTGATAGAGCATATATGCAGGATATGTGGGGTAAGCAGAATTATTTAAGTGCAGCAGGAGATCAGCTTGGGAAGATGAACCTTGGTGCATATCAGGACTCACTTAATCGTGCAAGAACTCTGCAACAGGATAGACTGGGTGCAGCAGGACTATATGGTAATACAGTAATGCAAGATCTTGGAATTGGAACACAAGGACAAGCATCGAGATTTGGTGCATTCCAGCAGGATAGGGGATATCAAGACAGAGATAAAGCATACGATAGACAAATGCATTATGAAAGAGAGAATGATCCTTTTAAAAAACTTGCCTTTAATACAGGAATTTTTAGTAGTATGCCTTTTGATGAAAAGGTTGTAACTCAACAACCTGCAAGCGGAGGTAAATAATGACTGAACAAGAATACTTAGATATATATGCAAGTCAGGGAATATTCCCGAATGAAGCAGGGATAGTGCCCCTGCGTAATTTAGGTTTTGAACCTCCTGTTAGACCTATTTCTTTTGGTGGTATGAACCCTTGGGAAATGACGCACTATGCAGGTCCACCAGTTGAACTTGCAGACAGGGGTGATCACGGTAGAGTAATGAGTAACAACGAAGTTCTTTTTGACACAACAAACCAGGAAGGGAGAAACTTCTTAACAGCAACTGATAGATTTCATAACCGAGGAAACTGGGATAAATCTAAAGTGTATCCGGGTTTTGTTCCCCCGGGATCTGTTCCTCCAGTTGACCGTTATGCAAGTAGTATAGGACCAGTTCCACCAACTCATAATCCTTATTCATATAGTGTAGGACCAGTTCCACCTGCTCAGTACACACCCGGGTTAATAAGCCAACCGGGTCCGCTAGATTCGTCTCTCTTGCAAAGTCCCTCTGGATATGCAAATCCTAATGCTGTTTATGATGCGTATCCACAAGATTACTCTTTATTTAGTAGGGGTGCACCTCAAGGTCCAACTGGTGCTGTAGGTCCACTTGATTCAAGTGCGTTATCGTCAACAGACATGTATGGTGGAAGTGAAAGTGCACTAGCTACAGACTCAACAACATCAGCAACAGCAGATTCAGCAACTGGTTTAAGTGGACCTCAAATGTTTGCTGCAAATATGGCAGCTAATATGATCCCTACTCGAGACAGGAAAAAGGTAAATACTCCTTTGGGTAATAAAGGTAGCACAGGCGGGATAGTAAAAGGCGGAGTTAAGGGTGCTCTCACTGCAGCGACACTTTCAGGTGGGAATCCTTATGTGACTGCAGCAGGTGCATTTATAGGTGCTACAGGGGGAGCACAAGGATACTTTGATTCAACTACACCTCCTTCAATTCAGGTTGCAAGAGTTAAACGAGGAGGCAGTATGCCAAAAGGATTATTAGGAGGAATTTATGCCTGAACAACCCGGATTCTGGAGTGAAGAAAATTTTCCTTATATGCCTCTTCTTGCATTAGCGCAAACAATTCCAAGAGGATATCAGTATCAGTCTCAGCTTACTCCTTATCGGAGAAGTGCAAAAGGAGATTGGGGAAGGGCATTGAACGAGAGCATAGATCAGTTCTTTGCAATGTATCCCCAGTGGCAACAGCAGAAGAGAGCATTCGCTTTGCAGAGGGAGCAGCTTGCAAGACAACGTGCAGCAGATGCACACCAAGCAAAGCTTCGTCCTTTTGAACTCAAGCAAGCACAAGCAAATCAGCAGCTTCTTGAACGACAAATGAAAATGCGTGAGAACTATCCTCAAATGGTAAAAGATCTGCCTGTTGATGATAGAATGAAATCCTTTCTGCTTACACAACCTTTTGAAAAAGGGACTGCACTTATCAACACTTATCTTGCTCAAGGGTTGAAGTCTAAAACAAAATTAATCCCTGCAGGAACTCCAATTGACGGAAAGATTTACACTGTTGATCTTCAGCAAAAACCTGACGGTACATTAGTTAAGTCTCCTATTGAACCAAAGAAAATTACTATCCAACCCAAGGAAGTGATCCCGGGAACAGGTGGTCAAATAAATACTTATAATGTTCCTCTTGAGTTGAACCCTGCTGATAACAGTTTGAGTTTCCCTTTAGAGAAACCACATACAGAAGTAATTACTTTACCTGTTGGTGATCCGGGGAATCCTTATTCTGTCCCAGTTGAATACAATCCAAAAACAAAAGAGTGGTCTTTCCCTTTAGACAAACCACCAACTCAGGATTTCATTACTGTTGAACCTAAAGGGCAATTCCCTGACGGAACTTTCAATAATAGTGGCAGACCTCAACTTTATGACAGAAAAAATCAGAGAAAAATTGCACATGAGGGAACCTCTAGGCCAAAGAATATTGTACCTCTTCAAGAAGGGAATCCACTGATAGGACAATTGAAAAATACGTTTGGGGAAGAGTGGGTTAATAAAATGCTACCGTTCTTAAAAGAAGACAGGACATATGCACAACAAGGTCAACCCGGTCAAATAATAATGCCTCCCGGGTTTGAGGAACTTAACAAGAAACTCCAACAAAGACAAATAGATCTAACTGCTCCAACTGAAAGTCAACTATTTCAACAAAAACATTCAAAAGATAATTATGCAAATATTCGTGCTATCGGAGATCTCGCACCAGTTGCGGGACAAAATTTCAAGGCTCAGTCAATTGCTGCAGTTCAACTTTTACCTGCTGGTCACCAAGTTAGAGAAAGGGCACAGTATGAAATTGATAAAGCGGGGATTAAAATGGGTAGGAATGGTGTCTTCGTTCCAGAACCTTTCAGACCGGGACCAAAAGGACAAAAACGAACTACGCAATCAGAACCTAAGTCAACGCTTGTTAACCCGGGTGAAACACTGGATCAAATCGTTGAAAGATTTAAGAAGCAAGGAGTCCCAGTAAATAAGTCACAGGTTGTTGCTGCTAATAAACACTTCTTCCCAGAGGGAGATGAACATAAAATGAAAACTTCTGCACAAGTTGAAGGTGCAGAAATGCTGATCCCAGTAGGAGGAGGACAGTTAAGTGAAACTGATATTAATGCAGCGCATCGTTCTAATGTTCCAAACCCGAGACATGACACAACAGTTATTGCAGGTGCAGGGACATACACAAATTTCAACACAACAACTGTTCCTTTCCAGTATAAGTTAAATAATGATTATGCAGATATGAGGAAGATGCAAAGTAATGTTGACGAGGTGGTTGAGTTAATGAAAGATCCAAACGCTTTAGGTCTTTTGAAAACTGGTCACCCTGCCCGGGGTTTGATAGAAGGTCTTCGCTGGAGATTGATCAACAACGTTCAGGTGCTTCGTGACTTTGGTGTCTTGTCACCTTCTGAGATTGGCACAATTGCTAAATCTGTTCCTGATATAAACTCTACTTTCAATTGGGCAGCAAGAACAATTTTTGGATTAAAGCCTGAAAGATTTGTTAAGGGTGTACTTGGAGCACTTAAGAAAGAAGGAGAAACAAAGGCAAGCCAACTCAGGGCATATATGAAACATTGGAATGTTCCAGTTATAGATTTCAAAATTCACACATATGATCCTTATGCAGGAGAGCCAGGTCAATCAGTAAATATTTTCCAAGATCAAGACTCACTTGAATATACAGAATAATGGCAGAAACAAAAACTAATAATATGTCAAACGTTGAAGGGTTTCTTGCACCTTTCAGTAATACTTTTGATTCTATCAGTTCAGAGATAAATGCAATCATTGCTCAAAGGCGGGAAATAGTAAAATTATATCCCGGTCAAGAAGAAGCAATTAAGAGAATGGCAGACGATCAGATTGATTCAGTCCTGGCAGATGCAGGTGTATCTAAAGAGTCTTATCGTGAAGCACTTCAAACTGCCAAGCAATATTCCCTTCCTTTCAATGACAGTCCACATACATATATAAAAGGAATAGCAAGATCACTTGGTCAAGGTTTGTTCCTAGGAGCAGGTGACGAACTTGAAGCATTCGTTACTCATATGATCAAGAATAAATTGTTTGATAATCAGGGAGATCCTGACCAGACATATATGGAAGTGCTTGCAGATATTCAGGCAGGTATTTCAGCATTTGAAAAAGCGAACCCCGGTGTCTCACTAACCTCTGAAATTATAGGTGGACTTTACTTCCCTTACTACTCAGGACTTGTCCGGGGGGCACGAGGATTAACAAAAGGGATTTCTAGACTTGGCCCGGGAGGAAAAGAAGCAGGAGCACAGGGAATTGTTGGTGCAGGTTTAGGGACATTTTATTCCTACGCCAAGGACAGAAATGTTTCTCCACTTGATCCGCTTATTGCAGGAGG